CGAGCCCCTATCTTTGAAGTACCTGATTACTCGTTAATAAGGAACTTTTCCTGTGGTTAAACTTCGCTTTTATAGACACATGAAGTCCTATGTGCTTTTCGCACATATGGCTGATTGTGCACTAATGAGCGAAACTACCCTTGGGATTAGAACCGTACAACGTTTTACTTGCGTGGATCTCCTTTTAGTGCAACAAAAATTGCATTCATCGGAAATTCATTTAAGTAATTTTATCAGGAATTACTACTTCTCGGAATAGAAACTCGCGACCTCGCCCATCACAAACCGATGATGGGTGGCGACTTGTTAAGGAGAAAGCCGATATGCCTTCAGAACTTCACCATATGGATTTGGTTTTTCCAAAAACAGTGGTTGAGTACTATGGCACACCGACGGAGTATCCTGGCTCGCCGTACTCTGCTGGACACACCGCTAAGGAGTATCCAGATCGGCAACGACGACAGCGTCCTTTACACCTTACTAGCCCTGAGGCTATGACAGGTCATGGAGGTCAAGCTTTTGAAAGATACTTTAAAGGATCTTTCAATGCAACGCTTGAACAACCATGGAACAACTTAGTTGTTTACTACATCGACCAAGATGCCTCTACCATAATTGCAGCAGGTTCGCCACAAGCGCCTCCTTTCGATGATGCTTGGAAGAGGAAACTCCTCCAAGAGGTCAAAGATCAGAAGGTGAATATGGCTCAAACCATGGCTGAGTATGGTCAGGCACAGGAGATGTTTGTAAAGAACACCAAGGTGATCGTAAAGGTGCTTCGTGGTCTCAGGAAAGGTGACATACCGGGAGTATTTGATGCTCTCGGATTGCCACGTAAGAAACTATCTGGAACCATATCCGACCGTTGGTTGGAGCTTCAATATGGATGGAAGCCCCTTCTTCAGGACCTTTATGGTATCTGTGAAGAGGTGAAACGCCACGCGGAAGTACCGCGCTTTCGAAAGATAAAGACCAGAATGCGCTCCACCACGGATGTTCTCCGTGAGGGTGGCTACATTCCTGGTTCTTCTCATCCGACGACGGCTCACGATACTTACACGGTGGTTTCCAAGGTAGTTTGTTACTTGAGGATGACTTCTCATACCTCAACTCGCCTGGGTTTCACTAATCCAGTCAATCTTGCCTGGGAACTACTACCGTATTCCTTTGTTATCGATTGGTTAATTCCAATCGGTGACTGGCTAAATGCCATGGATGCGGCTGTAGGCCTAGAGGATTGTTATGGAACAGTGAGTCACAAAGCGAAGATTATCTCTACAACGTCCCTAGGTGGTTATTACTTTCGGACTTGGTACGCGAGGGATACCTTTTCAGGTCTTCCAAGCAATCCACTTCCGTCGTATTCGCCATCTGTAGGGGTTGGGAGAATAGCCAACGCTATTGCACTGCTAACGCAGCTTAAAGCTCGTTAGTTCACTATACCTTTGAAAGGTAAACTCTGTGAGTGAAGCAACCAACCTTACCGTCAATGACGGTGCATCCACACCTGTGGAAGTCACGTTTACCCCGGAAATGGTTTCCGGTGGAAACGCTACGTTCAGGGATGGCAGGTTGGGAGTTTCCAATCTGATGCCTCGCATCAGCAATGGGACCTCCCTTTCGTCGACCTCGCGGCCGACGAATCGAGTGACACATCGTGTCTCTCTGCCTGTCACCAAGACCGTAGATGGCCAAGACGTACTGGACTTTGTCCTGCGCGCCGAAGCTACGTTTGTCCTTCCGGAACGGGCGACCACGCAGAATCGCAAGGATCTCCTTGCGTACTTCGTGAATTCGTTGAACGAGGACCTTATTAAGGCCACCGTCATCGATGTCAGTCCCATCTGGGGCTAGTGCCGTGTTGACCCCGCGTAGGCGACGGGATTCAGTTCTGTATTACGGAACTGTTGCCGCCGTTTTATTGCAGGCCATCATTGCGCTATACCCAGAGATCTGCTCTTCGAATCTCCTTTTGGATTTTCTTAGAGCAGGGCACTGACAACCGCTCTACAGGTATCATCCTGTAACCACCTTTTGGGTGGGGTTCCTTTACATCTCTTTTGGAGTGTAAACTCAAATGTTTAACATTGAGAAGAAGGCTTACTTGAAGCTTTGTGAGTCGATGGATTCTCCAGTTAGTCTTTCCTGCTGGATGTTAGCCACGTATAACGAATGGGATCAGTTGGCTGAAAAGTCAATAGACCCCTTAAGCTATAACGAGCTTTCGTCCTTTGCAGATGACTATCTGGTTGTATCCGTACTACGTAAGAACCAACGTATGCCCACTACTTTCGATAGAAAGGAAGTAGCATACGCGAAGTTCTTCGACTCTGAGCGCGCTTGTGCTGAAACAAATGAACGACTTAGCGGATTTGTTGATGGTACCATTTCGGTATCACCTGATATTAGCTCTGCCATTTCGCATGCGCAGAGGATTATCGGGCAAATCCTTGGACCTCTTACGAGATCCAAACTTGATTTTGCTGAGTCAAACTTTCGTTTCGGACCAGGTGCGTCTACAGCCGTTTCTGGACGTGACGTAACACCTTCAAGAAAATTCACAAGCTCTTTGCATGTGACGCCTAGGCTGTACCCTTACTGGCACTGCCTTGTCCCCAGGCTCTGGAGAGAGGCAGCCCCCGATGTTGCATTGAGGGGTGCAAGTAAGGTTACGTGTGTCCCCAAAGATTCTAAGACTGACAGGATTATCGCTATCGAACCACATCTGAATATTTATGTTCAGTTGGGGTTCGGAGCTTTAATCCGACGTCAGTTAAAGCGCTTTGGGCTTGATTTGGATGACCAAACTAGGAATCAAAAACTAGCACAGTCTGCCGTGAGGCAACACTTAGCTACTATTGATCTCAGCTCTGCTAGTGATACTGTTAGCAGGGAACTGGTTTGGCTTCTTCTTCCTTTCGAATGGGCAGCTGCCCTTGATCTTTCGCGTACTGAGTACGCTGAGGTTAAGGGTGTTGAACATCGTTTGGAGAAGTTCTCTTCGATGGGAAATGGCTATACCTTTGAGTTGGAGACTTTAATCTTCTACTCTTTGGCTTTAGCTGTTTCTCAAGAAAGAGCAGGTGTATCTGCTTATGGTGATGATATTATATTACCGGCAGCAGATGCTCCTGTCCTTATCAAGGCACTAGACTTTCTCGGGTTTAGTGTGAACGCTCGAAAGACGTTCTTGGCTGGACGTTTCTTCGAGAGTTGTGGTAAAGACTTTTTTGATGGAGCAAACGTTAGGCCCTTCTTTTGGAAGGGTGAGCCTGATTGGAAATCCCAAACATTGTTTAGGATGGCTAACCAGGTCCGGCGGTATGCTCACCAACGCCTCAACGGTCTTGGATGTGATAAACGCTTGCTCAGTGTTTGGCTCTATCTCTTTAGTGAGATGGAACCATCTGATCGGCGAATACGCATCCCTGATGGTTTTGGCGATGGAGGATTAGTCAGTAATTTCGACGAATCCACACCTCAAAAAGTCGGGCATAGCACTTTTCGTACCGTTGGCCACGTATCCTGGGAAGGTTACGTGGTGAATTGTTACGTTAGTGCTAGACAAGTTAGGCGAGCTGAGCCTTTAGGGCTTTTGCTTACTCAACTTGTTGCCTTACCATCGAGTAGCACCGGCGGACGCGAGTCCGTTCGGGGCTATCAGAGGTACTGCAAACATCCACTGCTTTTTCCGCAGTGGGCGAGCTTAGGGGCCTGGATATAAAGCCTCCAGATCTCCTTTTGTCTTAGTCACTTGACTAAGTGGGGAAGCCCCTCATCTTGCACAAGCATCGGACCGACTCGGTATATTGAGAAGGCCCCATGCGTATGCTGGAAGAGGATTTGCTTCACGAGAG